CGGGGATGACGGCAATGGGATGATTTGGAGAGTGCTTTAGATTCCGCTTCATGGTATGGGCAACCCATGACCCTCGTCCCAGTTTTGGGATTGAAGTCGTACGAATTTCACTTCAATTGCTACCTACCTTTATAACCTATTGTATCTCAAGGCCTTTAACTATTCACTATCATACTAATGTGGGGACTTTGTGACCACTAGGGGGGGGTGGGGGTCTTTTTTTTTGGGCCGGGGGGGTCTGAAAAGGCGATACCCGAAAAGTGGGGGGGCCGTGATTAGCGTTGGGGAGCACGGCATCTGCAAACTCACACAAGACCCAAAAAAGAACCACTTAAATCCCCCGGAAAATTCCGGAAATCTGAATAAGGGATCTTGCCCACTAAAAATATTTTCAAGATCCGATACACATGTCGGGAAGCTTGGTGTTCGGAAATCTGGCACAAAACCCCCCAAAATCCTAAAGGCTGTACCAGACTAAAAAAAAAGTAAAAAGAAAGAAAAGAAAAAAGAAAAAGAACCAAAAAGAAAAAAGAAAAGAAAAAAAAAGAGTGAACGTCAACTTCACGAAAAAATCATCAACTCGGGATCTTCAAGATATCCCTTAGTTATCTATTAGAGCACACCTTCCAGAATGTTTATATCCGGTACGCCTCTAGCCCTTGGATTATCAGCAAAAAAAAATGCTTGACAACAATTTTAAGAATGCCAAGAAATTAGCCATTTGATACATTTCAACGGAAATTTGAATTTTGCTATGGAGGCAAGTGAAGCTAACAAATCATTTTAGTCGGAAAGAGATGTGTTGCCCGTGTTGTGGTGTCATGAAGATGGAGAACGATGTTCTTCAAGCAATCGAGGCGGTCCGGGTTGAGTATGGCAAACCGATATTTATTAATTCGGCTTACCGTTGTCAAAAACATAATACTGAATTGGGATCCAAAAGTTCAAGCTCTCACCTGGTAGGGCTCGCGGTCGATATTAGGGTTAATAGTTCCAGGGAGCGTTATGGTTTGCTCCGGCACTTGTTGCAGCATTTCACCCGGCTGGGGTTCGGCGATGGCTTTATTCATGCTGATTTGGATCATGTTAATAAATCACCCAATGTCGTATGGGATTATTACAAAGACCAGAAAAAAGATGTTCCCCAATAATAATGAGTTCCAGTGTCCTCTTTGCAAATCCGAAACGATACTGGCCGATAGCACAAAAACTGAAATGATATTCACATGTCAATCTTGTGGGTGTGTCGATAAGGTTCAGCAAAAATATTCAATCGGTCCGCTCCCGTATTATTTTTTGTCCGGGAAAAACATATGGATCATGGACATCCTCGGAAAAAACTGAAATGGGTAAAAGGTGGACATCTTGGCTTGTTATTTACATCTTGGCGATTATCCCCTCAATTGCCTTTTCAGACGTACCGGTGCGCCCTCCGCCGGACACTGCAATAAGTTGGGATGTTCACCACTCGCTTGGTGTTGTCATGGTATTCCAAACGGATCAAGGATTGCTTTACTTTGCTCATCCGGTACTGGTCACACAATTGGTGAGTGAATGCCGGGGAGTCACATGGGGGAAAGAAAAACAGACTATCGGGTTACTTGAAATGAATACCACGGGAGTCCCGGCAAAATACACGGTGTTAGAGAAACCGACCGCATATCGCTGGGAAGATAGCAAGGAATGGGAATCGATGTTGATGGGAAGGCATAGCCAATGACAAGAATAAAAATAATTTACTTGATCATAGGGGTCACTTGTTTGTTGGCAATCTGTAACTTTATCGGTCGCTCATGGGTAACCCATGTGCTTGCTCCGATAAAATAATTAAAAGGAGAAAAAAAATGAATGAAATTATGGCCGGGTTTAAGGGCAAGAAAACTTTTATCCTGAGTTTTGTTGCGGTTGCCAGCTTGTTTTGTGAAATGAATGGCTGGTGGATAGCACCACAGGAATGGTACATGATGCTGGGTTTCGGCGGCATGGCAGCGGTTCGCTCTGGAATGTCTAAATAGGAGAAAAAAATAATGACCACACCATTAATCCGCTATTTTGTGGCGTTCGTGGCCGGCTGGGGCGCGGCCGCCTATTTATATATCCAATGACTATTTACCTGATTTCCGGCGCGGTCCTTTTTATTGCTGGCGTGTTTTTCTTTGCGTATCGTCAGGGCAAGAAAATGGCCGATCTCAATGCACTCATTGAGGGTAATGTTAAACACAATGAGGTTAAGAAAAAAATTAAGGAGATCAATGCGAAATATAAAAAAGAAATTCGCGGTCTTACTCGTGATCGCGTGTTGCGTTTTTGGGGGTTGCGCAACAACGGCTCAAAGAAACCTTGAAACTTTTGTTATTCCGGAACAGCCGGCGATTGCTCCGGTTGCCTCCGGGACTGATTTTATTTTATCGGAGAACCATTTTATTGATTTGACAAAATACATTCTCGAACTTCAAAGCACCCTTGAACAATGCAACGCACAAGCGGAGGTGTTTAATGGAGAGAGATAGCAAGGGTCAGTTTAAAGACACGGGGAAGAAAACTAAAACCCGTGGGCACATCAACAAGATGGAACGGGAAAAGATCGATGATCTTTGTAGAAAGAAAGGATTCAACCCGGTCAGTTGGCTGATACAAGTTGCGGAGAATGAGGATATTCCATGGAGGGAACGGATCCGCGCAACCATTGAAATCAATTCCTGTCTGCATCCGAAAAAGAAAGCGATGGATGTTGCCGTGGATCAAACGATAACGCTGGTAAGACAAAACATGTTGGAGGTAATAGATGTCGGAAATACTGATACCACACTTATACCGGCCCCGTTCTTATCAAAAGCCGGTCTGGCTGGCAATGGAACTGGGCGTAAAAAGATTAGTTCTGGTGTGGCACCGAAGAGCCGGAAAAGACAAAACAAGCCTAAACCTGATGATCGACCAGATGCTCCAAAGGCCGGGGAGTTATTATCACCTATTCCCGACCGGTAGACAGGGGCGTAAGGCATTGTTTGAAGGAATTGGAAAAGATGGCATGGCTTACATGGACCATTTTCCGAAAGAGATCATTGCAAGAAAGAATGATCAGGAAATGTTGGTTGAAGTCAAAGGGGCAAAGGGGAACTCTATTTACCAAGTGGTCGGTACCGACAAGGGTATGGATTACTTACGAGGGACAAATCCGGTCGGCGTGATCTTTTCAGAGTATTCCAGAATGAGCCCGGCGGTATGGGATACGATCCGCCCGATCCTCCGGGAGAATGATGGCTGGGCAATTTTTGCCTACACGCCATGGGGAGAAAATCACGGTTACGATATATATAACATGGCCAAGGATAACGATGAATGGTTTGCATCTTTGTTGACCGTTGACGATACGGTGGACCATGACGGCACACGTTTAATTTCCGATTCGGATGTTGAAGAGGAACGCAACTCCGGCATGAGTAAAGAAATGGTTGCACAGGAATTTTACTGTTCGTTTCAATCGGCACTGCCCGGCGCTTACTTTGCCAGTGAAATGGAATCCGCTCTCGAACAAGGGCGGATCACTCAGGTCGCTTATGAGCCGGAGCTCCCGGTATCAACCTACTGGGACCTTGGGGTTTCGGATGCGAATGCAATCTGGTTTGCGCAGCATGTCGGCAACGAAACTCGCCTGATTGATTATTACGAAAACTCCGGCGAAGGTCTGGTTCATTACATCCAGCTACTCCGGAGCAAAGAATATGTTTATGACCGGCATTATGCGCCGCATGATATTGAGGTTCGTGAATTTTCCACGGGAAGATCGCGAAGGGATACGGCGCTTAATCTCGGGATTGATTTTATGGTTGGAAAAAAGATTGACAAGATGGAAGCAATTGACTCACTCCGGCGCTTTCTAGGTCGATGCTGGTTTGACCAGGATAAATGTAAAGTGGGTATTGCGGCACTTAGAAATTTTCACAAGGCATTCAATGACAAGACCCGGACATTTTCCTCGCCGGTGCATGATTGGAGCTCGCACGGGGTCGATGCACTGCTTGAATGTTCGAATGCCTATTATTTGGATGGGTTTGAGGATATCAGCCGGAAACCGACTCAATCCCAATACGATTACGATATTTTTAATAACCGAGGAAATTCGACATTTCACTAAAATTTTGATTGCCAATTAAGTCCAGTTTTATTTACTTTTAACCAAGAATAGAAAAGGAGTAAAAAACAATGGGTTCACTTTTTGGATCACCAAGTATACCGGCTCCGCCGCCGCCGGCCCCAATGCCGATTTTACCGCCGGCCCCTTTGCCTCCGCCCGAGCCTCCGCCTCCTCCAGAGCCGCCGAAAGAGATTGATAGATCGGCCGAGGAAAAAGAGGAACGCATGGCAATCCTGGCAAGGAAACGACAAGGGCGAAAATCAACGATATTGACCGGGGCCTTGGGTGATACATCGGAAGCTGGTTCGTATAAGAAAAAACTGTTAGGGGATTAACTTGAGTGCTCAAGGCATGTTACGACCAATGGAACAGGAATATCTCAGGCGTAACCCGGGGGTGACGGTGACAAGCCGTACCCGGAGTGGTGAGCAATATATTCCTCCCGGTCATCCTTTTTCGCGTTTGGGTGCGGCATTGGGTAGACAAGCATTAGCCGCCGGGGTTTTGGATGAAGGGGCCAGACAACTACAATTTGGGCCCACGGATACTGTACGCTCGGTGTCGGTTACAAAAAGCGAACGATTAAACAAACTACAAAAGGAACAGAAAAAGGAACCGAAAAAAGTTGACCCGGTAAAAAGAAAAACACCAAGTCGAGGTAGAACAATTTTAGATCCACTCTCGGGGAAGAATGAAGGATCAACATATAAGAAAAAACTGTTAGGAGATTAACTTGAGTGCTCACAGTCCTTTCATAGCAAGAGGAGCTACTTTAGCTCTAGGCGGTCCAAAGTTTAAGGAAACTATGGACACAATAAAAACGCCAGAGGATAAAAGAA